AGTGCTTCGTATTGCTTTTTAAGATTATCCCGTTCTGCTGTAATCTTAGATACTTTATCTGCTAGCTCTTCGGTGTAACTCTTTAGTTCTTCTATCTTCTTTCTCAAATCAACTACTTCGTTATTACTTTCAATAGCAATTCTCCTGTAGTCCCTCTTAAGGGCTTCATGAAACTCCTCAGATGGCTTTTTTAGGTCGGATCGCTTTATATTTAATTTATCCTGGATGTGCTTCGGCAGAGATAAAAAATTACCCCTATTAATCGCGCTTAGCTTAGCCTGCAAGTCTTCCCTCTGGCGCAAGAGTTCTATGATTATGTCTTTGTCTGTTATTCTCAGCCTATTGGCTTCTTCTCGAACATTCATCGGTATCGTCTCCCTTTCCTGCGGCTGTGATACGCTTCATCTCTCTTCTCCTGGTAGTACACAACGATCGCCGTAAGCGGAAAGAATATCGCGGCCATAATTAGCCCTGACACTGTATGCACTACGCTATTCTTCGGTGTCGTATCGGCAATCAGGCCAGTCAGCACCATAACGATAAATGCGTCCACAAACAGGTAGAACCAATGCATCAAAATCCAGGCTTTCATGTCAAATCCACAATATGTTTATTTAGTGTCCGAGACTGTTCATTAAATGTCTTCAGATCTGATTCGAATTTATCCTGTCTAATCTGCCTGTACAACGTACCGCACATTTCATCCAGTTCTTTCCTTATAGCCTTAGTATTCTCAAAAGTAACTGCCCAGTTAACGTCGATGTTCGGCCTAGTCGCGGCCATTCCTCGGCACGTTTCGATCATCCACGACATTGCTTCATCTGCTTTCTGATACGCAAAATAGATCGCATCTTCTAATTCTTTTTCCCTTGGCGTTCTTTCCGTGCTCATGTTCCAGCCTCCTGATCTACGTCTGCTACTTCGTGTTTTTTGTTCATAAATTCATTCTGTTTTGCGATCTTCCAACTCTCAAACGTCGGTAAATCCCAGCCTACCATACCCACTAACAGTCGCTCCATTCGATCAATCTTCTCCGCATCCTTCAGTATTCCCGCCGTTAGCGTCTGGATCTTCTTCCTCAAAACCAAGCATTCGCTCGCGGCTAGGCTTGGGTTCGTTTCAGCTCTGCGCTCGCTCTTAAGCTTTTCAACCACTAACCGGCTAGCATCCAGTTGCTCTGTCAGGAGCTTCACCTTCGAGTCCGCTTTCTCCAGCTCACCCTGTAGTCTCTTCACTCGATCATCCGACTTACTTTGCTCAGAAACACTAACCGGCATCACCGGTTCGGCGCATTCCCCGATTGCAACGCAATCCAGCTTCCTGGCCATCTCCGGCGTCACCCTTTTCCTGTACAGTATCTTTTCCGGTCCCTTTGGTCTTCCTGTTTTCATGCTCAATATGTGCTCAGAATGTGCTCAATAAGTCAACACTTATTTGGCTCAACAATTAAATCATAGTCCATCCGGCGCACACTCTCGATCTTCCTTTAACTACGGTCCTCACCCTCTCCTTACCTATTCCTATTCGCTTAGCGGCACTATAGACGCTTGGAAACACCCATGAAATCCCGTCTGGACTCCTCATCCAAAACACAAGCTTAGAGCTTCCAGATACATGCATATCTCCCTTCACGGCCTTACACTCAAGTTTAAGCCTTTTACATTTATACCTTCCACTATTTCCTGTGCTCAAATTGTACGTGTTTTTGTACTCCACCTGCCATTTCATTTCGTGCTCAACAAGTTCTTCCGACTTACAGTGCTCAAGAACTTCGAAACTGAAGCTTCTGTCCCCGAATTTCACGTAGTCCTCCTGCATTTCCTTAACTTGGTGATCTCCTCTTATAAGCATCGTCTCATGCTGCCTCTTTCTTTCCATTAAATCCTCGCTACTTCCTATATACGAACGGTTTGTTCCCCAACATACTATTCTGTAAACTCCGCCTTTTTCTTTCAATTTTATATTCATTGCCCCCTATGTTTTATTTGTATGCTCATTATGTCAACGCTTCCCTTAAAATAAAATTTTGTGTGCTCAAAAACTAAACCCGTAGGCCCTATTTATTTTGCTCAAAAACAGTTTCTTATCTCTGTGCAGTAACGAGGGTTACTTATTTAACCATAGGGGTGCAGCCGGGGGTGGTGGTGGTGGGCGGGTGGTGGGCCGGGGGGGGAGGAACGGGAGGGGAGGGACGATACGCAAGCACGTAGGGCAGCGATGGTTACGCAAGGATGGACGGGCAGACTCGGGCCGGTTCGAGTCGGGCACAGTTCGGCCTTGATCCGGCTTGGAACCAGGGACGGTTCGTTTCTTAACCGGTTGACTTGTAACGTTTTAACATGGAACCAGTCGGGTTGGCTTGACGGGAAGTTTGCGAGGTGACAAGCCACAGGAGGGAATACCGAAATATTTGAGGCGAACGCAGCAGCGTGAGAGGGGGCTCGCTGACGCGAGGGACAGGGGAAAAGGCTAAGGGATAGGTTTAGCCTATAAGGGGGATGTGCTGGCTGACTGCGTCAGGCCCTACGGGGTCAGAGCGACAGGGATTCGCCTAGGACTAACAGCCAAGGCTCTAGCGGATGGCTTACATCTAAGCCGCGAGTTGGGCGAGGGTTGCACGGCTAGTTAGAGCTAAGCGCGAGGGCGAACGGCTAGGCTTGCATGCTCAAGCGCGGCGCGGATCCAGTTATGCTTACTGACATCCTACTGACATTCCGGAGCTAAAACGGCAGGTATTTCGATGTTGAATAGTTTGATGTCAAAGCATTCTAAGGCAGACAGATCCGTCTAGTTTACGACACGACATGCGCTCTACTCGCTTATAGCTCTGCTGTTGGTTGCTTTTGTGCCGCGAAACGGAAGGCTAACGGTAAAGCACTAAGAAATATCTTAGTGGTTAACGCGTTGAACAATGGATTGTTAGAGATTTCCATATCATGACGTAACGATTGAGCTTCAAGCGGGACCCGCTTTGTGCGATATTAGGGATGTTGAGCAAAACGCTTAACCCTAAATCGACTAACTCAAATGAACCGTTTCATAAACTTCTCACAGCAAGAACTCGAAGTCATTCAACTAGCCCTGGCTCAGCTTCCCAAGACTGACATACTTATTCAGCATTACGAGGCATTCTCCCAAATGCGTTGGGATTTAAACGAGGAAGTTCGCGAGAATATGCGCGCACCTAACACGGTTGACGGATCCCATTTCGGCGAGCGTCGCGTGATTCGTCCTAGTCGTTTCGTTTCAGAGTACTAAAACCCAAGCCACAAACCTATCCATTGCCCGCTGAACTCTTAGGAGTCAGCGGGTTTTCAGGTGTCAGGTTAGTTAGTCGATCGCTCCCTAGTCATGACGCATAAACGCTCAGCTAGGGAGCAAGGCTAACGAAGTCTGACCCTTTAAATCGACTGACATGAAAAACGACCCTTATTTCACAACTGCCCGCTTCAACAGTGTTTGCCCCGAAACGGGCAAGGAAATCAAGAAAGGCGACGAAATCGCTTACTATCCACGTGATAGGAAAGCATTCCACAAGTCAAGTAAGAGCGCGGACAACGTTCGAAACTTAGAGTTCAACTCTTCTTTCGGTATGGCTGATGCCAATTGGTGATTCTTTTCTCTAAAGCAACCGACAGTACAACCGATAAACAAACTCATGAACGCTCTCTACTCTAACTCTCAACTAGAACGCCTCATCTCTGACGGCACAAAGCTGGCCGCGATTGACGCGGTAACTCTCTTAGAGTCAGGCTTTACTGTTGCCGCGAAAGCTATGGTTAAGGACTATGGCTTAACCTATATCGACCTGGTTTTCGCTGGTCAGAAGCTGAAGAACTCCGAGCATGTTTGCAAGGCAGAAGCATTGCAACTCCTGGATTTGCTCAGCACGGATAGGGCTCGGCTACTTGCACTACGCGAAGCGCAGAAAGGAGCTTACGCGCTATGAAAGATTTCGACTCAATTCGCAAACAGAATGAAACGCTAGTAGCCGCGCTTCAACGAATAGACGAGACTTACGATAAAGTACTTCGCTTCCCTCTTCCTTGCGATCTCATTAGCGCAATTCTTAAGGCTCGCGCCGTTCTCGCGGTTCATGGCCTAACTAATCCTCAGCACGTCCTAAAATGAAATCTAAAGTCGAAAGAACATTATTTGAGCAAGTTTTAGATCAAAATATCGCGCTTAGAAATGCACTAGAGGACGCAATAGGCTGGATTGAATGCGAAAAACAAGCTGGCGGCTTACAGGTAGACCCAAAACACCTTTTGAAAAGACTAAAAACGGCCCTTAAAAAAGCAACCCGATAAGCCATTTCGAAACCATTCTTTGCAGTGGTTTCTTTAATGCCTAATCACGGGCAGAGCTCAACAAACAAACAAATGACAACAGACAAATCTTACAACGGTTACACGAACTACGAGACTTGGGTCGTTAATATGTGGCTTGATAACGACCAAGGCATGCATGATTTCTGGCTAGAGAACGCTAGTGCCGCGCTTGAAAACACAGAAGACCAAGAAGGCGAATTCGATGTGGATCAAGCAGTATCAGACCTAGAGGATAGGCTCAAGGAAGAACACGAAGAAAACTTGCCTGAGATTACTGGATTCGCTGCGGACCTACTGAACGCGGCTATGTCGGAAGTCAATTGGAGCGAGATTGCACGTAGCTTGGTAGAATCTGCTGTGGAGGCTGCAAAGTCATGAGCACACAGCACACAAAAGGCCCATGGCGCGAGTATGCCACGGTTTTACATTCAAAACCAAGGCTTAAAGAGATTCACATCGTTGCCCTAGATCGTACAGTTTGCTGTACGTACTCGGACACTCTAAGCGAAGGAGAAGAAGAGATTCAAGAAGCTAACGCACGCCTAATTGCAGCAGCACCGGAGCTCCTAGACGCTCTTAACGAATGTATGGCATGGCTTGATAGACTAGTTGAAAAACATGGAGAATACTATAGGGGGCCACAGTTAGCTTTATGCAAAGCAGTAGACGCAATCTCAAAGGCATCGGCAGCGAAACCCTAGCTCATTGGCTAGCCGCAAGCGACTGCAAGCTAATCCACGCAGAGGCATAGAGTCTAATCTCAAACCATTCCCTAGCCTCGCTATCTCTACGGAGACGCGAGGCTTTTAGGTGGAGATATTCTACTCTAAATAAAAATATGCGATAAACGAAAACCAAAACTGTCGATTGTTAGGCGCGAATTAATCGAAGGAAGCTAGCGCGATGAATGAATTACTCTAAATGATAGGTCAGTTGCCCCCTTAGCCTTAGCTGGCAAGGGGGTTT